GAACAACAAGATACGATGCACTTGAATCACAGATTGATGCAGTTACAAGAGGTGGATATAAGTGGTTCAGCAAAACTTAAAGTAAACAATATCGTAAATGGTAAAATTCAAGAACTCTTGAAGATGAAGTTTCAAAAAATGTTCATAGAGGATAGAATGTTTGGTGCGTTACCAAATCTTGATAGTTGGATAATGACAGTTTGGTCAAAGTTAAATAGGTTTGCTAAAATTAACAATGGGTAGAAAAAAGAAATATTATACCAAAGAAGAAAAGAGAGATGCACAACGAAAGTGGCAGATGGATCACTATGAGCGCAATAAAGAGAAAATTCTCAAGAAAGCCAAAGAACGATATAGACTAAAAAAGATAGAAGAACGGAGACAAGAAAAAAGGCGAAAAATGTATGGGGAACAATAAAAAGTTATCTACTTATAATAAAGAAAATCAAGGGTTTTTTTAAATGAGTGATAAATCAACTTTATCTCAATTTGGTCATGTTTTTCAGGCCAAGATAATATCATCCTTATTATCAGATAAGAAATTTATACAAACAATATGTGATATACTTGAACCAGAGTATTTCGATAGTGATGCTAACAAATGGATATCTAAAGAGATAAGAGATTATTTCTTTGAGTATAAAACATCACCTACACTTGAGGTTATGAAAGTAAAGATTGATGAGATGGAGAATGAAGTATTACAAGTTTCAGTAGTAGAGAATTTAAAAGAGAGTTGGAGAAATGTAAATTCTACAGATTTACCATTTGTTCAAGAACAAACATTGGAGTTTTGTAAGAATCAAGTGATGAAAAATGCTATTATGGATAGTGTGGATTTGATTGAGGTGGGACAATATGACCAAATCAAAAAACTCGTGGATGAGGCGATGAAAGCTGGTTCAGATAGAGATTTAGGACACGATTATATTGATGGTATAGAAGAAAGACTTACAAAATCTACAAGAGAAACCGTAAAAACAGGTTGGGACCCAATAGATGAAGTTATGGATGGTGGATTAGGTGGTGGAGAACTTGGA